TCACCGTCTGATGTGTGGGGACAGTACGTCTATCGATGCGGTTGAGAAGCTGATGGATGGAACTTATCCAGATTTAATTCATACTGACCCACCTTATGGAATGAACGCTGTATCAAAATCTGCTGTTTTAACTAAATCTTATGGTTCTGACATCATGGGTGATGATAATCCTGATGTTGCTAAAGACGCATTTAATTTGATTAATGGTTTATATCCAGAAGCAAAGCAGATTTGGTGGGGTGCTAATTATTATTCTTCAGTATTACCCGACAGTGAATGTTGGCTTGTGTGGGATAAGAATAATGGTCAGTCAGATCAAACTGATTGCGAGTTGGCTTGGGCAAATTTCCGTAGTGTTGTAAGACAATTTACACAAGCGAGTGAAAAGACAAATCGTGTTCATCCAACACAGAAGCCAGTTTCTTTGATGGAATGGATAATTAAGCGATTTAATGTGTCTGCTAAAACAATCGCTGATTATTTTGGTGGAAGCGGATCAACATTGATCGCTGCGGAAAAAAATGGAATAACAGCATTCATTATGGAATTTGATCCTAAGTTTGCAGACGTAATCATAAAGCGTTGGCAGGACTACACAGGCAAACAAGCTACACTAGAAGAATCGGGCAAAACTTATGACGAAATCTCAAGTGAGCGAAGCTAAGAAAATAGGCAGACCAAGATTGGAAATCGATTGGGAACAACTAGATAAACTATGTGCCATCCAATGCACAAAGGCTGAGATCGCCGATATTCTAGGCGTTTCTGAGGATACGATTGACCGTAGATGCAAGGAAGAACACGAATGTTCTTTTGCGGTGTACTATAAAAAACACCAATCTCATGGCAAAGCAAGCCTACGCAGACAGCAATTTAAGACAGCTATGAAGGGCAATCCAACCCTGTTAGTTTGGCTAGGTAAGCAGATGCTAGGTCAGACAGACCAACCGCATGAAGGCGATACAGACCTAGAGAAGTACTTCGTGGATTCCCGTAAGGGCAAAGATGAATCTGAGTGACCCACAAGATGCCATCTATTACTCCGATGCTAGATTTCGGGTAGTAGTCGCAGGTCGCCGATTCGGCAAGACCTACCTATCGACAACTGAACTCTTACGCTACGCCGCTCTAGGTAGGAATCGCAACGTCTGGTATGTCGCACCCACTTACAAGGCAGCTAAGGACATCGCTTGGGATATGCTCAAGGACGAAGTGCCTAAAGGTTGGATAAGGAAGATCAACGAATCAGAATTATCGATGCGCTTAGTTAATGGCTCTGTCATCTCCCTAAAGGGTGCTGAGAAGCCAGATAACCTTCGTGGTCGCTCGGTGGACTTTGTTGTTCTCGATGAGTTCGCCGATATGAAGCCTGAAACATGGACTGAGGTATTACGTCCGTCTTTATCGGATAAGCAAGGTCATGCTCTGTTTATCGGCACACCTAAAGGGCGAAACCACTTCTACGATCTGTGGACTCAAGACTTAGATGACTGGGCATCGTTTCAATTCACCACCCTTGAAGGTGGCAATGTTCCTGACTACGAGATAGAGGCTGCTAAACGGGACTTAGATGAGCGGACGTTCAAGCAAGAGTATGAAGCGGCTTTCGTTAATTACTCAGGCATCATCTATTACAACTTTGATCGCCAGGACTCGGTTGAGAGTACCTTGTTAGGCGATGACCATTTGCATATCGGTATGGACTTCAACCTCGATCCTATGTCTGCTGTGGTGAGTATCCGTGACGGCAGTAAGTTACGAATCATCGATGAGATCGTTATCTACGGCTCAAACACAGACGAGATGGTTGACGAGATTAAGCTACGCTATCCGAATAAACGCATAACGATTTACCCTGATCCTGCTTGTCGCCAACGCAAGACTTCAGCAGGTGGTAAGACAGATTTAAGTATCTTAGTCAATGCGGGATTTGCAGTTAAGGTAAGAGAGCGTCATACTTCCGTCCGTGACCGTATAAACTCGGTCAATGCGCGGCTTAAAACATCTGACGGTGAAAGACATTTATTTGTCGATCCCAAATGTAAACAGACGATTAAGTCGTTAGAAAGACAAACTTACAAGGAAGGCACTAGCCAACCTGATAAAGACTCAGGCTACGATCACATGAACGATGCGCTGGGTTATTTGGTGGACTACCTTTACCCGATCAAGCGAGAGCATGACATACCACAACCGACTAGGTGGAGTTAATGGATACGATTACTTCGACTCATCCCGATTATTTAGCTAACCAAGATAACTGGGAATTTTATCTTCGCTCCTACTTAGGCGGTGATGACTATCGTGGCGGTGACTACCTTGTCCGCTACCTCAATGAATCAAACGAGGATTACACCCGCAGGATTTCATTAACCCCTGTGGATAACCATTGCTCGAATGTTGTGCATATCTATTCATCGTTCCTGTGGAAAAACCCACCGACTAGAACGTATAACTCACTTGATGGTGATCCGATACTAGAGCCGATGATGCGTGACGTTGACCTTGATGGTCAGTCTTTGAATACCTTCATGAAGGAAGCACAGATTTGGTCGTCGGTTTACGGTCACTGTTGGATTATCGTAGACAAGCCTAAATCGAATGCAGGTACTCGTGCTGAGGAACTAGAGCAGTCTATTCGCCCTTACTTCAATCTATTCACGCCAGAGAACGTGTTTGACTGGAAGTGGGAGCGGACTCCTAGCGGTCGCATGAAGCTGACTTATCTAAAAATCCGTGAGGACATCACCCGTATTAACGAGGTTGATTCCATCTCTTATTTCCGTGAGTGGACAGAGGAAACCGTTAAGCTGTATGAGGTACATGATTCAAGCGAGAAACTGGTTGAGGAAATGGATAATCCTATCGGTGTTATTCCTGCTGTTTATCTCCCTGCTGCTCGTACTGTTACTCGTGGTATTGGCAAGTCCGATATTGCTGATATTTCCATCGTGCAGAAAGCTATTTACAACGAGCTATCGGAAATCGAGCAACTTATACGCATCTCAAACCACCCGACATTAGTTAAAACCTACGATACCGATGCAACCGCAGGTGCAGGTGGTGTTGTTCATATGCCAGATGAATTAGACGGCAACTTAAAGCCGTTCATGCTTCAGCCTTCAGGCGGCAACCTTCAGGGCGTAATGGATTCGATCCAAAAGAAAACCGAATCAATTAACCGCATGGCGCATCTTGGAGCGGTTCGTGGTACTGATGCTGTAAAGGCTTCAGGTATTGCACTCCAGACCGAATTCCAACTGTTGAACGCTAAGTTAGCGGAAAAGGCTGACCTCTTAGAGAACGCAGAAGAACAGTTGTGGCGTTTCGTAGCCCTATGGCAAGACAAGATGCCGGATGTAGAGATTTCTTATCCTGACTCGTTTGATGTTCGTGATTACCCGAATGAGTTGATGTTCTTGCAGCAAGCTAAAGCATCTGGTGTACAATCTCCAACCTTTACTCGCAGTGTTGATAAGATGATCGTAGACCTAATCCTTGATGATGAGGATTTATACAAGGCGCACGATGAAATTGATTCGGCTCGCCAGCTAGGTGATTTCGCGGCTGAATAATGGCTGACATCGATCACGCACGGATTGTTGAGCGATTAGGTGATACTCATGAGGAACGCATATTAGCGATTCTGAATGACCTAGAGGAACGTATTGCCTCTATAGTTTTAGCCGCGCCTTTAACGGATGGGAAACTGTCTGATTTAGCCTGGGCTATTCAAGCAAGAACTCAGATAGAGCAAGCCTTTCGCGAAACCTTCCTTACGGAAGCTGACTCGATTGTTCGCAACTACGATGAGGTCACAGCATCACTCGGCGCGATGTTTGAAGAATATGGTGGTCTATTCGAGGTGTCTGAGGACATTCTGACCAATCTAAAGCGTGTGTCCTTTCAAGGTTTCCAAGATATTGCGTCCACATTTGCTGATGAATTAGCAAATGAGTTGTATCAGAACACTCTAGCCGGTAGACCAATCAATGAGTCTGTAAAAAATGTCAGACAAAAGATCAATGGCGTTTACATGGAATCCGATAAGGCTGAGGTAAATCGATTAGTCACCTTAGCTAAAGAAGGATCAGAGGAAGCTGTTGAGGCACTGCATAAAATTTATGCCGCAGATCGAACTGGCAATAACATGAGGCGTTATGCCTCTCAGATGGTTCACGATTCGGTGATGCAGTTTGACGCATCGTTAAATGTGGCAGCCGGTAAAGAGGTTGGCGCAAATAAGTGGAAGTATTACGGCTCTGTTATCCGTGACTCCCGTGAGTGGTGCAAAAAACACGCAGGTAAGTCTTATACCGAGGACGAGATTAGAGAGATGTGGGCGAGTTCATCATGGACAGGTAAAGCACCAGGTGATCCATTTATCGTTCGCGGTGGCTATAACTGCCGCCACCATTGGCGACCCGTATTTGATGATGAGGTGTTAGATGCCTAAGAAGCTAGAGAAAGAATTACGCAAGATGTGTCGCAAGAAAGGGTTTAGCAGTGAACGCTGTGATGCCTATGTTTACGGCACTCTCCGTAAAACAGGGTGGAAGCCCAAACGTAAATAACTCGTTAGAGGTACGCATACATGAGCGAAAACATGGAAAACACGGTAGAAGAAACAGTTGAAACTCCAGTAGAGGTTGAAACTGAAAAGACATTCACACAGTCAGACGTTGAGCGATTGATCGAACAGCGTTTAATGCGTGAGCGTAAGAAGTATGAAAAGAAACTAGAAGGTGTCGATATTGATGAGGCAAAGCGACTCCTAGAGGAGAAGCAAGCCGCAGAGATTGAACGCCAAAAAGAAAAGGGTGAGTTTGAAAAAGTACTTCAGCAACTCGCTGAGAAGAAAGACCAACAGATCAACGCCCTTAACGCCAAGTTACATGAAACGCTTGTTGACGGTGCTTTATTACAAGCCGCTAGTCGTAACAATGCTGTTTCGCCAGATCAGGTAGTTGCGTTATTGAAGAATAAAGTTAAACTATCCGATGACGGTGTGGTTGAGGTTCTTGATGATTCAGGGTCGCCTCGCTATACTGATGACGGAACTCCGATGCAAGTAGATACCCTTGTTGGTGATTTCCTTACTGCAAATCCTCATTTTGTTCGTGCTACGCCAAGTGGTACGGGTTCTAAAGGTGCAGCAGGTGGCTCGACACAGAAGCCTTCATCTGTGGCAGATATGCTCGAAAACTGGAATGCCGGTGGTCGAGAAGCGTTTGCCGCAATGAAGGGCAAGCGGTAATTAAATTATTGTTTGCAACTGATAGGAGAAACCAATGGCTGCAACTACTTCAAGTACTTTAGACGATCTATTCGTCAATATTGTCGCACAGGCTCGTTTTACTGCTGAGGAGCAGAGCTTGATGCGTAACCTCGTAACCATGTATAACATTGAAGCTCAGGCTGGTACTACCGTACAAGTTCCTAAGTACCCTGCAATCGCTGCTGGTGACTTAACTGAAGGCACTGATATGTCATCAACTACTGTTTCAACTTCATCTGTTTCTATCGCAGTTGGTGAGGTTGGCGCACAAGTATTGTTGACTGACATGGCTGCAATGGGTGCTGGTAACCCTGCTGATGAGTTAGGTACTGTTTTGGGTAACGCAATCGCAACCAAAATGGATCAGGACATCATCGCATTGTTCGATGGCTTCTCAACATCTTTGGGTGCTACCACTACTGAGTTGACTGCTGCTTACTTGTTCCAAGCTGCTGCTACCCTTCGTGCTAACAAAGCTCCTGGTCGTTTGGTTGGTGTATTCCACCCATATCAGACTTACGCTTTGAAAGCTAACCTGACTAACACCTTCGCTAATCCTAACGGCGGTGATCTTCAGAACGAAGCAATGCGTAACGGATACGTAGGTACTATCGCAGGTATCGACATCTTTGAATCAGCTAACGTAACTGTAGATGGTTCAGGCGATGCTAAAGGCGCGATCTTCGCTCCAGAGGCAATCGCAGTAGCTATGAAGCGTGACTTCGAGATTGAGCCACAGCGTGACGCATCTAATCGCGCGTTTGAGTTGAATGCAACTGCTGTCTACGGTGTAGGCGAGTTGGATGACGACTACGGCGTTGAGATGTACTTTGACGCAGGTCTGTAAGGACTGATTAGCCCCCTTCGGGGGGCTTTTTCTGATGGCTAAGAAGCTCAAATGTAACACTCCGGTTAGGACTCCTAATCATCCAACCAAGTCCCACATGGTGAAGGCTTGCGAAGGTGGCAAGGAAAAGACAATCCGATTCGGATCACAAGGGGCTAAAACTTACCCGCCTAAGAAGGGTGAGAGCCAAAAGTCTAAAGACAAGCGCAAGGCATGGTACGCAAGGCACGAAAAGAACATCAAGAAGGGCAAGATGTCCGCAGCTTGGTGGTCAGCTAAGGTGAAATGGTAATGGCATTTTCTACTGATTCAGATTTAACAGGAATTCAGCCTGATATTTTGTCATTGGGCATCTCATCATTTAGTGGTGAACACGCTAAAGCCGAAGCTGATATTAAGCGAGAACTCCGCAATAAATGGTGGTCACGCACAGGTCGCTCAGGCGAGATGGATTCGACTCTATTAACGGATTCACAATGGACTCGCGCTAATGCTTACCTTGTGATGTGGAAATATGCACTTCCTCAGTTATCTAACTGGGTGGGTGATGACAGATTTTTAAGCATGATTAGCTTTTACCGTGATCTCTACAATCAAGAGATGGAAGCGGTTTTGGCTGATGGTGTTGAATACGATTTCAACGAAGATGGAACTATTCAGGACTCAGAGAAAGACCTGTTTATTTCTGGGCGTTTGAATCGATGAATGCAAGTATATCCATTGACACAAGTGAAGTGGATGCACTGTTTAAAAAATTAGATAGGCAATTTTCAAAAGATATTGCAAAAGGTTTAGCTGCAACATCTCAGCGCGGTATAGGAATGATCTTAGACCGCACTGCAAAAGGGATAGGCTATAAAGGTCGATTCCCTTCCTACACATCGCAATATGCGTTGTTTAGAAGTAAAACAGGTAGAAGTGCAAGACCTGATCTTAATTACACTGGAAAGATGCTTGGATCAATAAAATCTAAAGTAATCAAACCAGAGCTAACCGCAGAGATTAATTTCTCAAGGTTGGCAGAAGCTAAGAAGGCTGCATGGAATAACCAGAAGCGTCCTTTCTTTGGATTTAATGAAAGAGAGAAGAATTATCTTCGCAGATGGTTCTACAAGTATTTGAGAATATGAGTATAAGAGAGGACATCGCTGCAAACATTAAGACCGTTCTTACGGCTATGAGCAGCCCTGTGTCAGCTTCTTACGTTACTAGAGAGCCGTTTGACTTCAATCAGCTATCTAACGCTCAGTTTCCTGCGATCTTGGTTCAGACAGCCGGAGAGAGCCGAGAGGATGTGACCATAGGTGATTCAGCCATTAAGAGAATGGGAACGATTACTTATGACATTGTTGGTTATGTAAAATCGTCAACGATTGACACAGCAAGGAATGAGTTGATTGAGGCTATTGAGGAAGCCTTAGATGCAGATCGCACTCGTGGCGGTTACGCTAAGGATACTCAGGTCGTTAATGTTGAAACAGATGAAGGCTCTACCGATCCTGTCGGTGGTGTCATTGTGACTGTTGAGGTTGAATACTTCTATACTAGAGGTGCAGCATGAAAAACTTTAAACGTGTAGAGAAAGACAAGAAAGTTGTCAAAAAAAAATCTACATCCAAGAAGCCTTCTGAAGTGAAGGCAAATGCAGAAGCAGAAGCCGTTAAAACTTTAGAGGAGAACAACGATGGCTAATTACAAAGGAAGCGAAGGCTTCGTCAAAATTGGTGTAAATACCGTAGCTGAGATTCGTGATTGGTCACTAACTATGAGTGCTGACACGATTGAAGATACTGTAATGGGTGAATCCGTACGCACCTACAAAGCAAGTCTAACTACCGCTACAGGTTCAGTTACCGCTTACTACGATGATACTGACTCAAATGGTCAGGCATTGATGGATGCAGGTGATACTCCGACTTTGTTGTTGTACTTTGATTCAGATAGCTACTACAGCGTTCCAGCAATCATTACTGAGCGTGGCGTATCTTCATCATTTGACGGAATGGTTGAAACCACTTTCTCATTCCAGGCTAGTGCGGCAGTAACGCTTAACTAAGCTAACAGGTGGGGCTGTCTAGGTTCATTACCGAAAAGCAGGATTCCGTGACCTGCCTGACAGCCGCTTTATCACGGGCTTTACGGAGAGCAAAATGTCTATTTTAGATCGCGCTAAGGCGCATTTCGAAGCACAGGAAATCAAGCGTATTGAAGTTCCTGAATGGGGTGAGGATGGTAATCCTGCGATTATCATGTCAGAGCCTTTTACATTAGCGGATAGAAAGTCGCTAATAAAATTCGCACAAGATGATGAAATGGAGTTCCTTGTTCGTCTTATCATAATGAAGGCATTAGATGAAGATGGGAAAAAGATTTTCGATCTTTCTGATAAGCCAACATTAATGAATAAAGTTGATCCATCTGTAATCCTAAGGATTGCTAATGCGATTAGCCAAATTCCCACTGTCGAGGATATGTCGGGAAACTAAAAAGCGACTCAGAGTTAATTCTGAAATATTCATTGGCTGAAACATTGCATAAAAGCGTGTCTGAAATTGAGCAAATGAGTTATGAAGAATTCAATGGATGGGTCGCTTATTTTCAAATGAGGCATGAAGATGGCAACCGCTGACGAAATTAAAATCCGCATAATCGCCCAAGATGAAGCCTCAAAGGTTTTCCAAAGGACTCGTGGCGAAGCTGATCGTCTTAAAACCTCATTAACATCACTAAAAGTTGGCATTGCAGCAATGGGCGTTGCTAGCGGTGCTTTCCTAAAATCAGTTATTGATACTGGTTCTCAGGTACAAAATCTGCGCTTGAGAATGAGATTCCTTACAGGTTCAACTGAAAAGGGTGCTGCTGCTTTTCAGGCAATGACAAAGTATGCCTCTCAAGTGCCATTTGCATTAGAGGATATACAGTCAGGCGTTCCATCTCTTTTAACAGTATCTAAGGGAACTGATGATCTAAATAATTTATTAGCCATCACTGGTGACTTAGCCGCTGCATCTGGTCTTTCATTTGCTGAAACATCAATGCAGCTACAAAGAGCATTAGCTGGCGGTATTGCTTCTGCTGAGTTATTCCGCGAGCGTGGTATATCAGCCATGCTTGGATTTGAGCAAGGCGTTTCTTACTCTGCAATGCAGACTAGAAAGTTAATAACAGAAGCATTTGCTCAAGGAACTACCACAGTAGCCGGAGCTGCAAAAGCCATGTCCGGCACTTTTACTGGTCAAGTATCGATGATGCAGGATGCTTGGTTTCAGTTAAAAATGCAGTTAGCAGAAACCGGAATTATTGATGAAGCTACTAAATCAATTAAACAATTAACAGAAGTTATAGCCGATCCTGCATTTATTGATGGAGCTAAAACTTTCTCAACAGCATTATTAGACCTATTTAAATTTACCGTTGAAAACTGGAAAATACTTAGTACTGTTGGTGCTGTATGGCTTGGGGCAAAAGTTGGCAGCATTCTTGGCAAGAAAGGAAGTGCTATTGGCGCACTGACAGCTGGTTTAGCCACCCTTATTGGCACACAGATTCAAGCAGAGCAACCTGCTAAGCAGCTTTTCTATACTTATCAAGAATTAGGTTTAGAGCTACAAAAATCGAATACAGAATTTGAAAAGCAAAATGAATACCTATTGTCTGTTAAAAATGGATTCGAGAAATACAAAGAATCTGTGAAAGACGTTACGGTTGAACTTGAAAATGCAGCATTAAAAGGCATGAAGAAATTAGAAGATTCCCTTGTTGAATTTTCAATGGGAACTAAATCTGCCAAAGATGCCTTTAAAGATATGGCTAGATCAATAATTGCTGATCTAATCAGGATACAAATTAGGCAAACAATAGTAAGTAGGTTATTACCTTTCTTAGGATTAGGTGGTTCACCTGCTGCTACTGGGGCTACAATTTCTGCTGCTCCATCACCTGCTGCTCCATCTATGATGACTCCGCTTCCTGCTTTTTCTGGCGGTGGTTACACTGGATCAGGTGCAAGATCAGGCGGGGTCGATGGTAATGGTGGATTCCCTGCAATCCTTCACCCTAATGAAACTGTTATCGATCACACTAAAGGTCAGTCACAAGGCGTCACAGTGGTACAAAATATTAACGTGTCAACGGGTGTACAACAGACCGTAAGAACAGAGATAATGGGTCTGATGCCTCAGATCGCTAATGCTGCTAAAGGTGCAGTTTTAGATGCTAGACGGCGTGGTGGTTCATTTGCAGGGGCGTTTTAATGGCAATCATTTATCCACTTAGTCTGCCAACTCACACTGGCTTAAGCAGCGTCAATCTCAGGGCTGTCACACAAACAGCGATGAGTATGTCGCCTTTTACCTATAAGCAGCAAATCCACAATCATTCAGGTCAGCGTTGGGAAGTAGAGGTAACTTTGCCGCCAATGAAACGTGCGGACGCTGAGCAATGGTTAGCCTGGTTATTATCCTTAAATGGCATGGAAGGGACATTTCTTATGGGTGATCCTTTAGGGGCTACCGCTAGAGGTTCTCTTGGTGGTACGCCTGTTGTTAATGGTGCTAATCAGACAGGTCAAAGTTTGACCATTGATGGCTGTACGCCAAGCGTGACAGGATGGCTTAAAGCAGGTGACTACATTCAATTAGGCTCAGACAGCACGTCAACGCTTCACAAGGTTCTAGTGGATGTCAATACTGATACAGGCGGTGCTGCTGATATTGATATTTTCCCTGCCATGCGAACAGCTCCAGAGGACGGTTCAACTGTTACGGTGTCTAATTGTGTAGGTCGATTCCGACTTAACTCAGGTCAGCAAGATTGGTCAATCGATACTGCCAGTATTTACGGTATTACCTTTGGCGGGTTAGAGGCAATCACATGAGCAGAGAATTAGGTGTCATTGCTGATGCGTTAGAAGTTCCTGAAATATACCCGTTCTTCGCTGTTGAGTTGATGTTTGATACTGAAACGATCACATGGAATGGGCAGACAGTTCAATCTGAGCCTTTGTATTTGTGGACGGGCTTAGGTGAGATCGAAGTCGATGGGAAAACCTATACCGGCACAGGTAACTTACTTCATATCAGTGAGGTAACAGAAACCGCTGATATTCGCGCAGCAGGAGCGACCATTACCTTAACGGGATTAAACACTGACATTGTAGCTCTTGCCCTACAGCAGCCGTATCAAGGGCGATTATGCCATCTTAAATTCGGCATTCTTGATGCGAATATGGATATTCTGCTTAAAGAAGATGCTTTCGCTCTTTTAATGGAAAATAACGCCAATATTGAGATTGCCGAACAAGACCCTCACGCTCTAGCTAACCTATTCACAGGTTATATGGATCAGATGAACATCGAGGAAGCAGCAGATACTTGTACTATCCAGCTAACCCTTGAGAGCAAGTTAATTGATTTAGAGCGACCAAGAATTTTCAGATATACCTCAGAAAATCAGAAGGCGCGATATGAGAATGACCTTGCCTTTGATTTTATCCCTGACTTACAAGATCAACCTCTTTCATGGGGTAGGTCGTGAGGTATCAAGTCGCTAAACCTGCTAAAAATAACAACACCCTCAATCGTTATAGCGATTGGGATATTCGTTTAATTGCCTTTATAAATAGCGTCAGAAAAAAGCCCTTTTCATGGGGCGATAATGACTGCCTAACCTTTGCCAATAATGCGGTTATCGCACAAAAAGGCACAGGATTTGATTCAGGCTATTTAAGCGGATATGACGATGTTAAAGGTGCAATCAAGGCGTATAACACCTTTTTAGAAGAAAGCGGCTATACAGACATTGTAGACGGCTTAGATCAGACATTTGAGCGAGTGACTGGCTTTCCACCGAGAGGATCAGTCGTTGCCATGCCTGTTTCTGATGGCGCAGTTTTCCCTTATTCCTTTGGTATTATGGTGTCTAAATATGCAGCATTTGTTTCAGAGGAAGGCTTGTTGATGGTAGTGCCTGATAACACTTATTTAGCGTGGAGAGTTAGCTAATGCCACAAGCTGTTATACCTGCAGTGGTATCAACAGGCATCGGTGTTGCCGCAGCTGGTGGTATTTCTGCGTTTACTTTTGGCACATTTGCGGCAGGTTGGGCTTCGATTGCAGCTTCAGTAGCGACTTATTCCGCTCTTGGCTATGCGATGAATGCTTTAAGCCCTAAACCTAAATCAACCGCAGGTGCAGGTTATCAAGTCAATCAATTAGCTTCGGCAGCTCCATCGAGTTTTATCTATGGATCAGTCAGAGTAGGCGGTGTTGTTTTCTATCAGGAAACTACAAGCAATAATAAATATCTTCATCGTTGCATTGCGCTAGCAGGACATGAAGTCAATGATATAACCGAGTTTTATATTGATGACGTGCTTGTTCCTTTAACAGCAGACGGCACAGATGAGAATGGCATTACCCAGTATATTGTTGATGTGTCTGATTCAGATGATCCTGCCTATAAATACAATGGATATGTGCGAGTTAAAAAACATTTAGGCAAGCACACTGACGGGACTGCACAAAGAGCAGACGCAGATTTAATCAGTGAATCTAGCAAATGGACATCGGATCACAGAGCGCAAGATATTGCGTATCTTTATGTTCGTTTACAGTTTAGTTCGGATAAGTTCCCTAATGGTGTGCCTGTCATCAAGGCACTGGTTGAAGGCAAGAAAGTCTACAACCCTGACACTGAAGTGACGGAGTTTAGTAGCAATCCTGCCTATTGCTTGAGGGATTATCTAATCGCTAGCGGTGTTGCTGAATCATCCGAGATTGACAATGTGAGCTTTATTACTGCCGCAGGGGTTTGTGATGACTCGGTTAGCTTATTAGCTGGTGGTACTGAAACCCGTTATACAACTAACGGTACATTCCTCAGTGATGCCTCGCCCCAGGATGTGATTCAGGGTTTGTTAGGTTCTATGGGTGGCATGATCTGGTACTCACAGGGCAAATGGGGCTGTAAGGCTGCGGCTGCTACGGTTGCATCGATTGAGTTAAATGAAGATGACCTCAGAGGGTCGTTAAGCATTGCCACTCGTGTATCGCGCAGAGATGCGTTTAACCGTGTGATGGGCGTTTATAAAGGCGAGGAAACAAATTTCTTCGAGTCAAGTTATCCAAGCATTACCTCAGATGTATTCTTAGAGGTAGATGGTGGCTACGAGTCTGAGATGGAATTGAATCTACCTTTCACTTCAACCTCTACAATGGCTCAGCGCATCGCTAAAATTGCGTTATACCGTAACCGTGAGCAGTTAAAGATCAGCGGCACATTCGGTATGCGGGCGATGAATCTAGGTGTTGGTGATATTGTTCAAATCACTAACTCGCGTTTAGGCTTTGATTCTAAAGACTTTGAGGTCACAGAGTGGTCATTTGCGCTTACAGGTGATATGACCTTACAGGTTTCAATGAGCCTACAAGAGATCAGCTCTGTAGTCTTTGAGGCTTACGCTAATGAAACTGCCTTTGAGAGTAACAACACCACACTCCTGTCGCCTTTTTATGTGCCTTCGGTAACGGTATCGCTTTCGCAGGAATATCGTGTCGTTAATGAAACAATCACAAACGTATTATTAATTGATACATCAAGTAGTAACCCTGACTTTGTTGATGCGGTGGAGATTGAGTATCGAAAGAACTCAGATGAGTTCACAGTATTAGGCATAGGTGATTTAGGTAGATTTTCTATTTTAAATATTGAAGTCCCTAACGTAGCTGAAGCAGGGTCTATTACTTACGAGGTTAGAGCAAGGGGTATTAACTCACTAGGCGTTAAGGGTGTTTTTAGCTCTACGAGTAAAGTCATTGAGGCAGATACAACACCACCCTCTGCGCCTACGGACTTTGAAGCAAATCTATCAGGCGGCGCTATATTCTTTAATTGGGAAGGGGTTTCTGAGCTTGATCTGTCATACTATCGCTTGTATCACTCATCAAGTACCTCAGCGACCTTTGGTGACGGCTCACAATCAACAGTTATTAGTAAGATAGCTCGACCTGCCACATCAACAAGTTTTCCTGCTTTATCGGGTACTTTCTTTGTAAGGGCTTTCGATAAATCAGGCAATGGTTCTACAACCGCATCGGTTGTGATCGACCCAAGTGCGTTACCTTTATTAGGTACTTCACAGACAGCGACAGAAGACCCATCCTTTAGTGGCTCTAAACTCCAAGCAGAGGTCGTATCAAGTGAGTTAAGAATTGAAGCGGCTTATTATAATAGTAGTAATGCAGAAGAATCTGGCACTTACTACTTTTCAAATGTGTTAGATGTAGGTACAGCAAGAACAGTTCGCGTATCCTATGATGTAGCAGCGACACGACACCATTCTCAAGCGGTTTCAGGTGAGGTTGATTGGGATTATATTCCTAACAACTGGGATACATGGACTGGTAATTGGGACGATTGGTCAGATGAAGATCACGACTTCGGTGATATAGAATATATTGTCTATGTCAGGGCGACTTCAGTTGACGCAGGTGGCGGTACGCCAGATTGGACGGGGACAAGTTATGTTCCTGCAACAGGCGAAGTAACGGGCAGATGGTTTCAGTTCTCCATAGAATTATGGCGATATACTCAGTATGTAACTCCATCCGTATCGGCACTATCAGGAACAGTGGAATATTAATATGGCAACACATGATTACAACATAGCGAATCAGACAGCGACTACCGCTAGAACAGACATTAATAATGCCCTGTCAGCGATAGTCAGTAATAACTCAAGTGCGTCTGAGCCTTCGACTAAATTTGCGAATATGTGGTGGTATGACACGACTAACAATATTCTCAAGTTTAGAAATGAAGCGAATGATGCTTGGATTATTATCGGTCAATTAGATCAGACCAATAATGCCTTCTCAGGTGGTACGCCAGCGGGTGCTGTTCAGCCATTTGCTATGTCAACACCGCCAACAGGTTGGTTGAAATGTAACGGTCAAGCTATCTCTCGGACAACTTACGCAACTTTGTTTAGTGCTATCGGTACAACTTATGGCGTAGGTGATGGCTCGACAACCTTTAACGTGCCTGATCTTCGCGGTGAGTTCATTCGCGGTTGGGACGATTCACGCGGTATTGATTCAGGTCGTACATTAGGTTCTAGCCAAGCAGATGATACAGAAGCTCATACCCATACGGCTGATATAGAGGCTTCGCTTATTGCTGATAATGCGACCGAACTGACAAGTGGGCAAAAGGGCTTACAAACTTTTTCATATGACTCTGAAAACCCTATATTTGCTCACTTATGGTCTGACGCAAGCTCAGGATCAACTGGCTCAACAGGTGGCACTGAAACTCGCCCAAGAAACATTGCACTTAACTATTGCATTAAATATTAGGAACTGACATGGCAGACAAGAAAATATCTGATCTAACAGCGATCACAGGTGCTAATACAGCAGACGATGACTTGCTTGTCATTGTTGATACTTCGGCTGGCGAAACAAAACGCATCACCCTCGGTGAACTAGAGAATGGCTTAGCTCGCTCTAACTTTGCTTTAGGTGATAACGAAAAGATTACCTTCGGTGCAGGAAGTGACCTACAGATTTATCACGATGGTAGTAATAGTTATGTTCGTGATGCCGGTACAGGTAGATTAAATCTTAGAAGTGATGGTGCAGGTATAGATTTACAAACAAGCACTGGTGAAACAATGGTCAGGGCTAATGTAGATGGCGCAGTTGACCTGTACTATGACAACAGCAAGAAACTCGCCACCACATCCACAGGTATTGACATAACGGGTGATGTAGCTATTGGTGACGGAAGTAATACTAGCACTCGCTTTGTTATGGGAGCTGATACTGATAGTAAGTTATTCCATAATGGTACTGACGCTTACTGGATCAATGAAACAGGAAGTTTGTTAATTCGCAATTTATCTGACGACAAAGATATTGCTTTACAAACTGATGATGGCTCAGGTGGTTTTGGTAATTATGTTTTTTGTGACGGCAGTACCGGTGCTACTCAGCTTTATAACAATAACTCACTAAAACTCGCCACCACATCCACAGGTATTGACATAACGGGTACTGTTACTGCTGATGGGTTGACTGTTGATGCAGCAGTCGCAACGATTACAAATGCCGATATTAATAACGGAGCAACCTTACGTCTTGATAATGCTACTTCAAGTTCATCTTGGGCAGCAGGAAGTATTATTGGTACTCTTGAATATTATTTATCTGCTGATGCTTCAACGACTGAGCCAGTAAGGGCAAAGATTGAGCTTGAGGAACTTGCGGGTAGTACATATCCATCACAAGCAGCGTTAAATTTTTATACGGCTGATGGAAACGGACTAGATAAAAATATGTCCATTTCTTCAGGCGGCGACATCTCCTTCTACGAAGATACAGGTACAACAGCTAAATTAACGTGGGATGCTTCAGCAGAATCTCTTAATTTTGCGGACGATGCAAAAGCCATCTTTGGTGCAGGTAGTGATCTACAGATTTACCATGATGGTAGTCATAGTCGTATTGTTGAAAATGGTACTGGCAACCTCTCAATAAGAGCATCTAATTTCAACATATATAACTCAGCAGGGACTAATCCTTATTTGATTGCCACAGATGGTGCTGAATTAAATCTATATCACAACGGCTCAGCCAAACTCGCCACAACCTCTACAGGCATTGACGTAACAGGCACGGTGACTGCTGATGGGTTGACGGTTGCTACAAACACAGACCCAAATGTTGTTATACAAAACACAACAAGCGGTGCATCTACTCTTACACTAAGAAGAATTAATGCTGATGATGCTTACACGGATTATAAGTTAAGAACAGAAAGCGGTTATTTCAAACTTCTATCTGATGATGCTACTTACAATGACCAAAAAGTATTCCAAGCATCTCCTGACGGCGACATCTCCTTCTACGAAGATACAGGCACTACGCCTAAGTTCTTCTGGGATGCTAGTGCTGAGTCTTTGGGTATTGGTACGAGTAGTCCTTCTGTACCTTTTCATATAAGCACCAATCAACAAGCAGTAGCACAAATTGAAAGCTCAAACGTTAACGGCTCTTATGCAATTTGGGCAGTAGGTGGTACTAAGTTTGGTGATGTAGGTTCTAAGAAAGGTATTCAAGGAACAGGCAACACGACTGATTTCATGATTGCCTCAAGGTCTACTTACCCATTAATTCTTGGAACTGGCTCAACAGAACGTATGCGCATCGACTCCAGTGGTAATCTGTTGGTGGGTAAAGCTACGACAAGTATTTCAACCGCAGGATTTGTAGCTAATTCAACCGGTCAAACATATACTACTTGTAGTAACGATACACCATCAAGACTAAATCGTTTAACTAGCGATGGGACACTGATTGTTTTTTATCAAGACAATACTTCAGAAGGAAGCATCTCAGTCTCCGGCACAACCGTTTCTTACAACGGTGGTCACTTAGCTCGTTGGTCACAACTTGCAGATAACACAAAAGACGAATCAATCGTTAAAGGTACAGTATTAACCAACTTAGACCAGATGGCTGTATGGCATCACGAAGCAACAGAAGATAAAGAAGCCTACACCGAAGATAACGAACAGCTTAACTGTATGGCTGTATCGTCTGTTGAAGGTGACCCAAATGTTGCAGGTGTATTCGTCAACTGGGACGACGATGATGAAGATGGATTCAACGACATGAACATCGCAATGACAGGCGATATGGTCATTCGTATTGCTCAGGGTACTACAGTACAACGTGGCGACTTGCTTATGTCAGCAGGTGACGGCACTGCTAAACCACAGGGTGATGACATTGTGCGTAGTAAGACTATCGCTAAAGTCACATCAACCAACGTTTCACACACATATGATGATGGCTCATATCTTGTGCCATGCGTACTAATGGCTTGCTAAGGAGAACTAACATGGCAACTTGGACTATCGCTCAATTAGAGTACAACAATGACGCTGACAAGGGAGTGGTAGTGGCGCATTACCGTGTCACTGAAGAAGAAACTGTAGGTGAAGATACTTACACTGCATCTTCTTACGGCACTGCCTCATTTACGCCTGACGCATCAGCAGACGGCTATATTGCATACGACTCTTTAACCGAAGAAACCGTTATCGGTTGGGTTAAGGACTCTTTAAATGCAGCAGAGATTGAAGCAGGTTTGACTGCTAACATCGAAGCGCAAAAAGCACCTGCAACTCTAGCGGGTATGCCTTGGGCTGCTGAAGAAGTAGCTTAATTTTAACTTAAACAGGAGATAAGACATGACTGAAGAAAATAACAAGGTCATTACTATCAACGATGTTGACTACACTGAAGATCAATTAACTGACCAACAGAAAGTTATCATCAATCATATCCGCGATTTGGATCGTAAGATTCGCAACACTCAGTTCAGCCTAGACCAACTAACGGTAGGTAAGGAAGCATTTGTTAAGATGCTGACTGAATCGTTAGAATCAGAGGAATAATATAATGTCCCAGTTTATGGATATGGTACGTCTACCCAACTTCGGGTTAGGCGTTGCTAAAGGTCAATTCGCAGACATTTCCCATATTCATAAATTTGGGGCTGTTCCTGCTATGTCACAAAACCAGACTGGCACTATTTGGGATGTGAACGATACAAATTATCCATTTAGTGCTTTTACTACTGCTGGCACTCTTTCTGTTCCTGCTGTGGATGCTTCTGATGATGGTATCTCATTAACCATTGTTGGCTTAGATGAAAACTACGATCCTCAGTCTGAAACGGTATCTGTATCATCTACTACCTCGACTACTACGACTAATTCTTTTATTCGTGTCTTTAGGGCTTATACAGCCTCTACAAATGTAGCGAATATTAATATTCAAAAGGGTGGAACTACTGTTGCCAGAGTTTCAGCAGGTAAAGCTCAAACCTTAATGGCTGTTTATACTGTTCCTGCCGGATATACAGCATATCTACTTAAAGGCACTGCAACCTGTCAGGCTGGCGCAGATGCCACAGGTAATTTGTATATACGTTATTTCGGTGAAAGTTCTTTCCGAGTAGGACATTCCTTTGAGGTATCGGGTGCTGGCGGTCAATACACTTATGACTTTGGTGTCGCGATCAAAATCCCTGAAAAGAGTGACAT